GCGTTTGGCGTGGCATGGATTGCTCTATTCGGAGCAATGATCCGCTACTCCTTAAAGCCGGGCGATTGGGACAAGCTCAACAAAACAATCGTGCTCATCAATCTGTGCACGGTGATAATTGGAATCACGTTGACGGCGTATTGCGCATTGGAGGCGCGCGGATTTTACGAGATTGGAGGATAGCATGGATATCGATTATGCAGAGGAGATGTACGGAGCGCCAAGCAGTCCTACTCCAAAATATTTTGACAACATCTCCTTCAGAGAATACCCGCGATGCAGTGGATGTAAGATGCGGAATCTAGTCATTCAAAACACAAGGCTCTGTGGCGATTTGAAAATGGATTTTGAGACATCTACGGTCTACTGCGAGCATGAGAAACTCTGCGAAAGACTATGGGCCGCCGCGTCTCATGGACGGGCCTAGCTGATTGCGCGAATAACTAATTATAATGTAGTGCGCCTCGGGCGCATTAGGCGTACTTGTTTAAGGCCTAAGTTTACGACCATATAACGGGAGGAGAATCATGGCGCAGACTGGATACTGGGTGATCGTAACACACCAGGCGGGTCAGATCGGGGAGAAAACAAAATACTGGATCCCCGGGAAGGCTCCGCCGAGGTCGGAGAGGCGAAAAAGAGCGGACGTTCGGAAGGCTCGGCAAAATGACAACAATGCGGTAAGGCGGGTTGCGCGGATTATGAATGAAAACTTCCAGGGCCGCGATGGTTCCTGCTTAATTTTGGAATATGGACCGGATGCGATTGGCGGCGCTTATGATCCGCAAGATCAGGAGCGATGGGACGATGTATGGCGATATGCCAATCACCAACTAGGGCTGTTTCTCCGGCGCTGCAAGCGGGCGTGTAAAAGCGCTGGTATACCGCTGCGCTATATGGGCTGGACGAGCGATATGCGATATGATGGCAAGACGCAGTCTCAAGTACATACCCGCATCCACCATCACCTGATCGTCAATCCGGAGGCAGAGGCAATCTGCCTGCAGCAGTGGCACCATGGCGGGTGCGGCGGAAAGAGATTGACGCAGCAGCCAGATCACACAGATTTTGCAAAATACCTGATGGACCAAGTAAGGCGGATTGACGGCCGGAAGCGGTACATACCAAGCAGAAATCTACGGAAGCCGAAGGAGTCTATCCCGAGGATCGCACCGTCTGCCAGAGAGGTCCAGCCACCAAAAGGGGCCGTTCTCCTGGACAGGGCGCCGTATAGGCCGGGTTGCCCGCAGTATATCCGGTATATCCTGCCGGCGGATCGCGTGGGAGCACATGGAGGAGGAGAAAGACGTGAGCAGGCCGAGGTATGATTGGTGGCCCTATGTGAAGGGCATGATCCGCAGGTATCCTTCTCTTCGGGCTCAGTACGCAGAATTGCACAGCCAGGCTACCACGCCGAGATATTCTGGATTTTCGTGCGGCGGCGCGCCTGGGAGAATGACCGAGGAGACCGCAATCCGTGAACTCCCGTATACGAGCCAGAGAGAGTATGAGGCCGTCAGGCGGGCAATAAATCTCACTGAGCGGATGGCCGCGAGTCGGGACAGGCTTCGAATTGTCGACATGGTATTTTGGAGACGTAGCCACACCCTGGACGGGGCGGCGCTTTCTATTCCTTGCAGCTACCGAACGGCGCAGCGATATCATTCCGAGTTCATTCTCCTTGTTGCGGGCTTCTATGGCCTGCTCGATGAACAAGATGGTACACAAGAGCCAAAAAGCCGTGATATTATGGCATTGTCAGAAGGTGCGGAGGACAGAACACAAACCCGTACCTGACGACACCTTCTTTCTTCGCCGCCCGGCTCCGTGGCGGTACCAGTAACGGGCTGATTGCCACACTCCTTCTTTACTCATGGCGGGCCTCCTTGGCATGGTGGCCCGCCGAACTATATCCGGGAGGTGCCATAATATGCCAAATAAACCGCTGCGGCCGTGTCGTAAACCAGGGTGTGCGGTTTTGGTGCCGGATGGGTACTGCGATAAGCACAGGCCGAAGGACGGCGGCAGAAGCGATCAAGCAATGGCGTGGAGATGGATGTACCGCACTGTTGCGTGGAGGCGGCTTCGGTCGGAGCAATTGCTTGAAGAGCCATTTTGCAGGGAATGTTCAAAGACTGGCATTCGCCGTCGCGCTACCGATGTGGACCACATAGTGGACCACAAAGGGGACTGGGCTATATTTACAGACCGAAATAATTTACAGAGCCTATGCCATTCATGCCATAGCCGAAAGACGGCAGCGGAAATGCGCGATTTTTTCTTAAAAAAAGCAAGAAAAAAATAGGGGTATGGGTGATAGCCTCGGGCGCGAGCACGAGCGCGTGTGTATGCGTGTGTATGCGTGCGGGTTGGATAAAATTTACTCCCCCCGGGGGGTGTAAAAAGTTTTGAACAGGGGCCGACGGCACCGCGCCGACCTCATGTACGAAAAAATTTCCCCACAATGTTTAAAAAACTCAGGAAAATATATGAAAGACGGAACATTTAAGCGAGGTGATCTTATGCCAGGAAAGCGACAGCCAACCGACGTCGTCGAGGCGAACGGTCGGAAGCATTTGACAAATGAAGAAAAGGCGGCGCGCCGAGCGTCAGAGCTTTCGCTGCCTCCGGCAGAAAAGGCGCGTCCGCCTGGCTGGATGGAATCCAGTGCGCTTAGGGCCGAGTTCCGGAGTCTTGGGAAAGAACTGATCGCAGCTGGGCTGTACGCAAATCTGGACGCGGACAACCTGGGATTCTACATCGTCGCGAGAAACCAATGGGTTTCTGCGACTAGGCAGGTCAAAGAAGCGCTTGACGATGGCGACATAAAAGGCGCGAATATTTGGAGCCGCATTCAGGATCGTTTTTTTAAACAGGCACGGAATTGCGCGGCATCGATGGGCATGACAATCTCAGACCGCTGCAAGCTCGTGATCCCGAGCGCCGATCAACAGGGAGGAGAAGCGCCGGAGGACGAATTTACACGCTTGCTCCGTGAGCGGCAGAAGGCGGCTGCATTTGGATGAGTGTTTGCTTTGACGCGGCCGCGGCGGACTATGCAGTTGAGTTTGTAAGCAGGTTGCCAACCACGGATACCGGAAGGCCATTCAAGCTATACCAATGGCAGAAGGACGCCATTCGGGAATTTTATGGCACCATGGAGGAAACGGATCGGGGAACGCTTCGCAAGTACCAGTACTTTTATCTGGAGCTTCCGAAGAAAAACGGAAAGACAGAAATTGCGGCTGCGCTTGGCCTGCTCCATCTGTTCGGAGACGGGGAAACGAACGCAGAAGTATATATATGCGCGGCGGACCGGGAAAACGCCTCGATCGCATTCCGGGACGCTGTATTTATGCTCAAAACAGCGCCATGGACGGCGAAAATGGTCGCATCCGGCGCACTGCAAATCCGCGAATCGACCAAGACGATCTACTACCGACGTAAGGCAAAGCTCCCCGGCGGCGGGAGCCAGTGGGTGCGAGTCGGTATGATGCAGGCGCTCTCCGCCGAGGCATACAGCAAGCACGGGTATAAGCCCTCATGCGTGATATTCGACGAGCTCCATGCGCAGCCGAATCGCGATCTTTGGGACATTATGACGTTTGGCGCTGGCGACGCGAGGCGGCAGCCGGCGTGGATTGTGCTGACGACGGCTGGAGACGATCCTGACCGAAAGTCAATAGGCTGGGAGGTTCACGAAAAGGCGGTTGCGGTCCGGGACGCCAGAAAACTCAGGCAGATTCTTCAGGATAAAGGAGACCCTAGACAAGTCTTGTCTCTGAGGAAAGTTGCGGACGAAGACCTTGCGTCTGCGGAAGAAGCGCTCTTAGATCGCGATCTCCCGAACTGGCTTCCAATTCTCTACGGGCTGACGGCACTTTATGGTGACGATCCGGACGACCTGTCAAAGGTGGATATCTGGGACGAAAGCCTTTGGTACGCATGCAATCCGTCTCTGGGGAATCATCTCACGATCCGGGCGCTCCGCATTGAGGCGAAGGCGGCAAAGCAATCGGAAGCCGGGGAAAAGCTGTTTCGCTGGCTGCGACTGAATCAGTGGATATCTGTCAAAGCAGTATCCTGGTTGCCGCTTACGCTTTACGACAAATTGCAATTCGGTCCATCAAAACGCAAGGAGCGAAATGAATTTATCCGATGCCTGGACGGACTGACATGCTATGGAGGCGTCGACCTGTCCAGTACTACCGACTTGACTGCGTTTGTGCTGTTTTTTCCGGCGCAACTTGGGCTTGAAAAGGCGGTGTGGCTGCCGTTTATCTGGCGATCCGGGAAGGACCTGGAGGCGGCGGAGCGAAGCGACAGGGCGCCATATCGGGACTGGGAGCGCGCCGGATTCTTGACAATCTGCGATGGCGACACGATAGACTATGCCGATGTAGAGCGCAGAATTGCATGGGCGGCGGAAATTTACGATCTGAAGATGGTCGGCTTTGATCCGTACCTGTCGAGGACAATTACACAGCGCTTGCAGCCGATTGTGCAGATCGTCGAAGTTCCACAGGATATGAAAAACATGAGCCCAGCCATGAAGGAGATTGAGATGGGCGTGCTGAATCATGAGATTTTGCACGTACACAATACTTGCTTTCGGTGGACTTGGGGAAACGTGCGGGTTCATGTGGACGGGAACGAAAACGAGAAGCCGATGAAGAATCGATCTCCCGGCAGAATCGATCCGCCGGTCGCGCTGATTACAGCCGTTGCGGTCTGGATGATTGCCCGGAACCAGAAGCCCGATCTGGCTGCTGCGCTGGATAGGGAGAATTTTTCGCTATAGGAGGCAGCATGAAAAAATTTTTCAAAAAACGCGCCTGGGACGTCGTTCTTGCAATTGGAGCGGCACTCATATCTGCCGGCGTCGCAATGATTTATTTCCCAGCGGGGCTAATTGCAGGCGGTGTACTGGCAATCGCTGGCGGTGTCCTGGGTGCGATTGGGGGTGAGCGGAATGATCGCTGATGGATTGCGGGCGCTGGCCCGCGCGCCGGTACGGAATGCAACAACGGTCCAGAGCCTTGCGGCGGCTGGATATCCGTTCGCGCAGGCCGATTATTCCGCAGAGACGGCGCGGAAACTGTCCGCGGTGGATGCGTGCATTGAAATCCTTTCCAATAGCATTGCTAAACTGCCAAGCTACGTTATGGACAACCGGACGAGAGAGCGCGTGCAAAATCGCGTCCTGGATGTTTTGAACGTGCGGCCAAACGAGGCAATGACCCCATTCATCCGAAAGAAGGTCCTGGAGACATCGCGACTGGAGGGCGGAAACGGATACGACTGGATTATCCGGAATCCGTCGAGCGGGTATATCGATGAGTTGGTCCCAATTCCGTGGCAGCTTGTCGAACCATGGAGGGACACCGGCGGCCGGGTTTGGTATACAGTGACGCATCCGGTTACGGGAGAGCCGATGGTGCTTCCAAACGAGGATGTTTGCCACTACAAGGGTGCGACGCGGGACGGCCTGAAAGGGATTTCGGTACTGCGCCGCGCGTCGGAAGTTATCGTGTCTGCGGCGGCTGCCCAGGAGTACGACCGGAGTTATTACGAGTCCGGCGGGCGGCCGTCTGGCGTATTGACTGTCGACGCCGATCTCGGCGGCCCGGCGCTCGATGCGAATCGAAAGCCGTTGACCGATTTGGACGGGTCGATTATTTCCCGAAAAGAAAAACTTCGCCGCGAGTGGGAAAAAGTCCACGCGGGACCGAAGAACTCCCATAGAATCGCGATCCTCGACCTTGGTTTAGATTATAAGCCCCTTGCGGCGACGAACAGAGATGCGCAGTTTGTGGAGAACAAAGAAATTTCAATCCGAGACATTGCGAGATTTTTCGGGGTCCCTCTGTACAAGCTGCAGGAAGGCAAGCAGGCATATAGCAGCAACGAGCAAAATGCCATTGAGTACGTAGTTAGCACGCTCCACCCGGCGGTGACGCAATACGAGGAGGAACAGACCTGGAAGCTATTGCCGGAATTTGAGCTTCGGGCCGGGCTGGAAATCCGCATCAATCTCATGGCGGAACTGAAGGGCGACACCGGAAGCCGCGCAGACTGGTACCGAACCATGATTGAAATCGGCGCGTTTTGCCCGAATGATATTTTGGCGCTCGAGGATATGCCGGATGTACCGGGCGGCGACCGCAGGAGGGCCAGCCTGAGTTATGTGCCGCTGGACTTGTGGGCGGAGTTGAGCGTTGCAAGGAATGGAGGTGAGTAATTTGAGAGTGTCATTGAACGGGATTGTCGCGTCCGATGACGACGTGGGAATCTATGAATACTTCGGGTGGCGTGCGTTTGGTCCGCAGCGAGTTCGGGATGCTATCTCCGGGACAAGCCCTGGTGATGAGTTGATATTTGAGATCAATAGCCCCGGGGGCAGCGTGATGGCCGGAAGCGAAATCTATAGCGTGCTCCGAGGCGCAGAGAATGTCCACACGAGGGCGGAAATCCAGAGCATGGCAGCAAGCGCCGCGAGTTATCTGTGTCTTGGCTGCGATGAGGTGATGATCTCACCGGTTGCACAGATGATGATCCATCTGCCGGCAACCATCACGGACGGGGATCGGACGGACCATTTGCGCAGCGTGCAGATGCTGGATGCTACCAGGGATGCAATCCTAAACGCTTACCAGCTTAAATCCGCCGGGAAAGCGGACAGATCGGAATTCCGGCGGCTTATGAATGCTGAAACCTGGCTGACGGCGCAGGACGCCGTTGCGCTTGGATTGGCAGATGGAATCTTATATGCCGACGACGGAGCATGGCCGCAGGATATCGTAAATGCCGTTGGGACTGGAATTCGGGCGCTTGGAGCGGGTCGCGGCATGCCAGACATCGCAGCTATGCGAGCCGAATACCGGGAAAATAATAAGCAGAAACCAAAAGATTCACTGGAAGATTGGCGCGAAAATGCGCGGCTTGAGCTTGAACGGCTCAGATTTTTACAACTGGAGGAACAAAAATGAATCTCAGAAAACAGATGAATGACCTCATGCAGGAACGGACTGCAGAACTCGAAAAGGCTGGACAGGCTTTGGATTCCGGGAAGCAGGAGGACTACCGAAGCTCAATGGACAAGGTCCGGAATATGGGCGACCAGATTGAAGCCCTGCAAAAGGACATCGCAGAACAGGACAGAAAATTCGTGCCGGCCCCGACCGCGTCCGAGGCGCGCGACATCGCGGAGGAACGCGGTAACGACCTCATGCATGGCAGAGAGGTTAAATTCCCTGCAGATGAAGTCCGCAGGGCGGTGAGAAATTCCGTGACGCTGGCAACCGGTACGCTGGTGCAGCCGACCGGCGCTGGCAGCGACGTCCGGGACCCCATCGGCAATGTCGTGAGCTCCATTGTTGACCAGGTACGAACGGTCGATCTGACCGGCATGGGCAGCTACATGGAACCCTACGTAATTTCGGAACTGGAGGCAAACGCCGGTAAGGTCACCTCGTTGGCGGGTACCGCTCGCACCACATCCACCGATCCAACGTTCGGCGTGGCGGAAATCAAGCCCTATGAGCTCAATGTCACGAGCTTCGTCGACCGGAATATTTCCAGACTTTCTCCCGCGAACTACTACCAGAAGATTTTCGGCATGGCAATGCGGGCGCTTCGTCGGAAGTTGGCCGGCCTGATCGTCAACGGCGATACGGAGACGTCTCACGTCATGTACGGCATGAAGAATGCCACAAACAAGG